ACCACGCTACTTGTCGGCTCCGGCGGCATCGGCAAGACGCTGCTCGCCCAGCAGCTCGGCTCCTGCTTCGCGCTCGCCAAGCCATTTATCGGCGATATACCCGCGCCTTTGCGCTGCCTCATGTGGGCCTGCGAGGACGACCACGACGAGCTGTGGCGGCGTCAGGTGGCCCTCGCCCGCTGGTGCGGCGTCGGGCTCGAGGCATTCACCGAGAACCTCATCATCGTGCCGCGCCATGGCCTGGACAACTCGCTCGTATCGACCGAGTACGGCAAGCTTACGTTCTCGCCCCTCATCGCCGAGCTATCCGAGCAGGCCGCGGACCTCGAGGCCGAAGTAGTGATTCTTGACAACGTCGCGCAGCTCTACGGCGGCGGGGAGAACGACCGGCACTGCGTAACCGCCTTCCTGAACGCGCTCAGCGGCGCGCTGCCGGGCCGGGCGCTGATACTGCTCGCGCATCCTGCGCGCAATAGCGGCTCGGAGTTTAGCGGCTCAAGCGCTTGGGAGAATGTCGCGCGCACAAGGCTGTACCTGGGCGCCACGCTGCCGGGCGAGAAGCCGGAGCAGGAGGCCGACCCCCAGGAGAACAATGTGCGCTATATCGCCAGGCGCAAATCCAATTACAGCCCCAAGGACTGGCGGCGCATGACTTACGCTGATGGGGCGCTCACGCCAGATGCGCTGGAGCCTAACGGGGGCGTCGTCGCGTCAATCCGCGCCGACAACGCAGAGCGCATCGTGCTCGCCGGCCTGCAGCGCCTCGCCGATATCGGCATATCCCCCAGCGACGGCTCTCGCTCCCCAAAATACCTGCCCAAGGTGCTCGCCGAGTACAAGCTCGACGGCGGCGTGCCGCCAAGAGAGATTGCCGCCGCCATGCGCTCAATGCTACTTAGCGGGCGCCTGGTGAGGGTCCAGGTCGGCAAATACGGAAACAACAGAAACCCTATTTTTGGGCTATCTGTCGGTGAATTACCGCACTGATGAGCGCACTGATGAGCGCACTGATGAGCGCACTGATGAACCGCAAAATGCACTGTTGGCCTGCACACACACAGTGTCCCTATATATAGGGCAACTGTGCATTAGTGCAACCGTGCAACCGTGCAACCCCGTTTTTGCTGCCAAGCGCCGTTTGCCACAAAAATGGGATGAGCGTATAGCCTTTGTACGTTCGGCCGGCCGGGAGCTTCTGACAACCTCCTCCTTCGGGCACAGAAGCCTCCCGCGCCGCCGCCGACGCGTCAACGACTTAAGGGTTAATACAACTTGCCAGGCGGTGCCCCTCTCGGCAACAAGAACGCAACGAAGAACAGGCCGTGGTCTGAGGCGATCAATCGCGCTCTGCTGTCGGAAGACGGCAAGCAGCTTCGCGCACTGGCCGACAAGTTGATAGCCTGCGCGCTTGCTGGCGATGTCGCTGCACTGCGCGAGATAGGCGACAGGATGGACGGCAAGCCAGCCCAAGCGATTACGGGAGCAGAAGGCGGGCCGGTGGTCATTGTGCAGGCGTCAGCGGTGGATGAGCGTCTGTGAAGTTTAAGGAAATGCGTGCGTGCGGCTAACTCCACGGCAGGAGCAGGCGCAGTTGGTGTTAGCCGGAGACGCTTCGCATTGCATGCTGTTCGGTGGCTCAAGATCCGGCAAGACGTTTCTGCACGTCAGGAACATCGTGTTTCGGGCACTGAAGGCCCCCAAGAGCCGGCATGCGGTGCTGCGCTTCAGATTCAATCACGTCAAGGCTTCGGTTGTGCTGGACACCTTCCCGAAGGTGATGGAGCTAGCGTTCCCCGAGGTCGATTACTCGATAGACAAGTCGGACTGGTACGCGAAGCTCCCGAATATGTCCCAGGTGTGGTTCGGCGGGCTGGATGAGAAGGACCGCACGGAAAAGATTTTGGGGCAAGAGTACGTGACGATATTCCTCAACGAGTGCAGCCAGATTTCGCTATCGGCCAGGAACATTTCGTTAACGCGACTCGCGCAGAACGTCGCCACGCAAATGGATAACCGGGAGCCCGCGAGGCTGAAGCCGCGCATGCTGTATGACTGCAACCCGCCGAGCAAGGCGCATTGGTCATACCAGATGTTCTTTCTGAAGCGCGACCCGGAGAGCAAGAAGCCGTTGTCTACGCCGGGCGATTACGCCTCCTTCCAGATGAACCCGAAGGACAACCTCGAGAACCTTGCGCCCGAGTATCTGCAGACGCTCGAATCGCTACCCGCGAGGATGCGCAGGCGGTTTCTAGAGGGAGTTTATGGAGACCTTGCCCCCGGCGCGCTGTGGACCGAGGAACTGCTGGACAAGTGGCGCGTCACGGACGGAGAGCTGCCCGACCTGCAGCGCATCGTCGTAGCCGTGGACCCCTCGGGCTCGGATGACGATGACAACGCCGAGAACGATGAGATCGGCATCATGGTGGGCGGGCTCGGGACGGACGGTAACGGCTATCTGCTGGAAGACCTGACGCTCAAAGCCGGCCCGAAGAGCTGGGGCAAAGTTGCAACGGATGCCTTCGACCGACACGACGCCGATGTAATCGTTGGGGAGAAGAACTACGGCGGGGCGATGGTCGGGTATGTGATCGACACGCAGCCCAAGGTGAACGGCAGGAAGCGCCCGTTCAAGCTCGTCACCGCTTCCCGCGGGAAAGCTGTGCGGGCCGAGCCCATCTCTGCGCTCCAGGAGCAGGGGAAGATCCGCATGGTCGGAAACTTCGCCAAGCTCGAGGACGAGCTATGCGGGTTCACGGACAGGGGGTACACCGGGGAGAAGTCGCCCAATCGCGCAGACGCCTTCGTGTGGCTTTTCAGCGAGCTATTTCCGGGGATGGTCAGGGAGGAGACGAAGCCCGCGGAGCGCCCCAGCCTTTACAGGCCGCAGTACGGGAGCGCCGGGTGGATGTCGTGACGCGGCTGCTGCAGCCGAGCGGCACGCTGGTTAGCGTATGAGAGACGGGACCGTTTCTCTCGCTAACGAAATGATGTACGGCGAGCGCGCTGTGACTGTACGCGCAAGGCTAATGCTGACGGCAGGCGGTGGCGCGCAAGTGAAGGGGTTAATCAAGCTAATGGGTGGATTTTCTGGTTTTGCCTTGAGCGGCAATATCAAACCTAGCCGCGCGGAATATGAAGTATGGGACTGCGACATCCTCATCGTGCCAAGGAGGATTCACAGAGATGGGCCATACAAGGGGTGGAGGATCGACCAAGTCATGACCGACATGGGGAACCCTGAAGAGAGGTTCAAAAAGCACGAGGATGTAAAGCCATGACAGCGACCGTCATTCACGTCTCCTTCCCGCGCCGCCGCTACCGCCTGTCGCTCCCGATGCTGCTCCTGCGCGCCTGGGCGCTGCTCGTGCTCTGCGCGTGGTGCGCGGCTTGGTGGTGGCGCAATGCGTAACGCAATTGACGAGAGTCCTTACTTGAGTACTGGAATTCTTGTTGGCGCAACCAGCCTGATCGGTGGTGGCGTATTGGGCTACGCGGTAATAGCGGTTATAGCGCTCATCTGGCCAGATGCAATGCCGAACGTGTCATGGTTGCCATGAGGTGTGCGGCTTGGTGGTGGCGCAGATGAGCGTAGTTTACGCCCCGGTCGAGATGCTTGAGCGCAGGCTGCTGCGGCTGCATCTACAGGTGCACCGGAGAGGCTTCGTCATGCCCTACGGCGCCCTAAGGTCGATTGTCGAGCAGCGCATGGTCCGCGAGCTGTTCAAGCATTGGCGGAAGGAGCGCGAGGCTTCCGGTGGCTGAAGAACAGACCACCGACCTGATCAAGCGGCTACGCGAAGCGGACGACGATCTTAAGGACGACGGCCATTGGTCCATTAGTTCCGTAGATCCGGAGGGGAAACTGTGGGCGGAAGCGGCAGATGCGCTTGAGGGCGCGGATCTGACCGCAAGCGCTACGAAACAGACCATCCAACGCGTGTTGGACTATTTGCGCGATGCGCCGTATACCGAAATAAAGCGGGCCGACATGATCGCCTTATGCGAGAACCTGCTGCGTGGCTGACGAACAAGCCAAGTCCAGCTCGCCCAAGGATAACGCCGAGAAATTGTCTCGGATGCGCTGCCTGGCATTCACGCTGCTGGAGGCTGTTAGGCGTCGTGAGGCCGCTTTTGGGCCTGAGGCGGATGCCGACTTCCATTACGCAAAACTGAAGTCGGAATTTCACTCGCTCCTATGAGCGAAGAAGAAAAGAAATCCAGCTCGCCGAAGGAGAAGCTCCTCGCCACAGCTCGGGATCGCTACAAGCGCGGCGTAGAGCATGACGATGCGAACCGCAAGGCCGCCCTTGAGGCGATACGCTTTCGGAATGGGAGTCAATGGGACGACAAGATAAAGAACGCGCGCGAGCAAGACCCCGAAGGCGCGCGTCCCTGCCTCGTCGTAGACAAGACCGGCCAGTATCTGCGCCAAGTCGTCAACGACGAGAAGCAGAATCGCCCGAGCATCAAAGTCCGTCCCGTTGACGACAAGGGAGACCCCGAAGTAGCGAAGATCCTCCAGGGAATAATCCGCCACATCGAGGACATTTCCGGGGCGGATCTCGCCTACGACACCGCCTACGAGCAGTCGGTCGACGGGGGCTACGGGTACTTCCGCCTCCTCACCGAGTACTGCGATGCGAAGTCCTTTGACCAGGACATCTTGATAAAGCGCATCCGCAACCGCTTCCAGGTCGTGCTGGACGACGCGCGGCAGGAGCCTGACGGCAGCGACTCGCAATGGGGCTTCATCATCGAGAAGATGCCGCGGGAGGAATACGAGAAGCAGCATCCAGATAACGACCCCTGCAACTTCGAAGGGGCGTCGGATGTTTACAGCGATTGGATAGAAGAGAAGTACGTTCTCGTCGCCGAGTATTTCCACTTCGAGACCAAGGAAGCGACGCTCTGCCTGTATCGCCTGCCCGATGGCTCGCTTGAGCCCATCATCAAAGGGGAGCCGCTACCGCCAGGCGTGCAGGAGCGCGACAAGGTCAAAGAGCGTAAGACCCGGCTTAAGAAGCTTAAGTGGGACAAGATCAGCGCGAAGGACGTACTCGAATCCCGCGAGCTGCCCGGGGATCTCATCCCCATCATCGAGGTCATCGGGGAGGAGATAGACGAAGAGGGGAAATCGCACAAGAACGGGCTGCTGAAGCGCGCGATGGAGCCGCAGCGGATGCACAACTACGCGGCCTCGTCCTTCGTCGAGAACGTGGCGCTTGCTCCTAAAGCGCCGTGGGTCGCCGCTGCTGGGCAGGTTGAGGGATACGAGCACGACTGGCGCACAGCGAACAGGCGCAATCTCGCGCTGCTCACCTACAAGCCTGTCGTCATGGAGGGCGATGTTCCCGTTCCCCCGCCGCAGCGGGCGCAGCCTCCGGGCATCCCGATCGGCTGGCAGCAGGCGCTCCAGAACACCGAGCACGACATTTCCTCGAGCATGGGGATGTACGCTGAGACCGTCTTGGGGACGGGGGATGCGAACTCGGGCAAGCAGGAGGCCCTGCAGCAAAAGCGCGGCGACACCGCGACCTTTCACTTCATGGACAACCTCGCGCGGTCTGTCCGCTATGCCGGCAAGATCGCCTTGGCGTGGCTCCCGACCTATTACGACACCGCGCGAGTCGCAAGGATCATGGGCGAGGACGGCACCCCGCAGATGGTGAGGCTCGACCCCAACCAGCCCGAAGCGGTGAAGGAAGTGGACTTCAACGGAAAGATGGAGAAGGTCTACAACATCAACGTCGGCAAGTATGACGTGACGGTGCAGACCGGGCCTGGCTTCATGACCAAACGCCAGGAGGCGGTCGAGTTCCTGTCGCAGATCGCAACAGCGGCTAAAGATCCAGCCACTTCCCAAGTCATCACCTACCTCGCGGTGAAGAACAACGATTGGGAGGGGGCGGACGAAGCGACCGCGATGCTGAAGAAGCTGCTGCCGCCGGGTGTTGCGCCGGCCGAGGACGGCGAAGAAGAAGTGCCGATGGTCCCGACCCCGCAAGGGCCGATACCGCTGCCTCAAGCCTCCGAGATGATTGCCGGGCTGATGCAGCAGGTTGAGCAGATGGGCGAGGGACTGAAGAAGGCGGGCGACCTTGACCAGATCGAGCGTCAGGTGAAAGACGAAGCGGTAAAGGTAGACGCGGGCGTGGCGTCTCTGGATGCCAAGCGCGCCGAGATTGCTGCTGCCGAGCGGGAGTCTTCGCTTCGCGCGCAGGCGGAGCAATTGAAGCTCCAGGCAGAGCGAGACGATATCGAGGCGGCCAAGCGCGAATTTGCCCTGCAGCAGCAATTAGCCCAAGCGAGCATGAGGGCTGATCAGCTCGAGGGGCAGGTTGTGGCGGGACAGCCGCAGGGCGAGGGAGAAGACGGCGCCGCGCCTGCGCGTCAGGTCGTGGTGGTGGGCTCCCAGGCAGCCGGCCCTTTCGAGATGCTGGCGCAGGCGCTCATGCAGCAAAGCGAGCGGCTGGAGCGCGTTGCTATTGCTGCAGCGGCGCCGCGGCAGACCGATTTGGTCATGGGGCCGGACGGAATGCCGGTAGCGTCGGTTAGCCGGACGATTCAATGAGCGGCAAGACCTACAAAGGAAGAAAGCCAATGCTAACTGGCCTCATGCCCGGAGGACTGGACTTATTGCTACTGTTGTTTGTGCTGGTCGTTGCCTTCCTGCTCATCGCCTTTGAACCATGATGAAAACCTGTCTCATAAATCGGCCTTACTCCGGAAGGACGATTCAATGAGAGGCCTCATGACTTACCGCCGCAGGAATGGCTCGGATTGCTGGCACTACGTGGCGCACTGCAGATGGTGGCCTGTGTCGCCAAAGCACCAGTTCGTCGAGAGGGACACGAAGCCCTCTGGCGAGTTCTGCAACGAGTGCCGGAGCAAACGCAAGGCCGACGCTAAGAAAAGTTAAAGGAGCACTGATATGGCTGCTGGAGCATGGACATTCACTGACGGCGGGCGGACGCGCTTGCTAAACGGTACGTTCGACATCGACACGGACTCGTACAAGTGCGCGCTTTTCCTGTCCACGTCTAACATCGGGGCGGCGAGTACGACATTCGCTGGCGTAACGAACGAGCACGCGGCCAACAATGGATATTCGGCAGGCGGTATCGCGGTTGCGCTGACCTTGGCTGGCACCACCACGGTAACGGTGGACATCACGACCGATCCGGTATGGACAGCCTCGGGCGGTTCTATCGTCGCGCGGTTCGCGGTCATCTACGAAGTTGGCGGGGATGTGCTGTGCTATTGCCTGCTGGATAACTCGCCAGCGGACGTGACGGCTACTACCGGCAACACGCTTACTGTTGCCGCGCATGCAAGCGGCGTGTTCACGCTGGCGTAGGCCGTGGCCATTCCTGTTGTAGAGTGCTGGACTTCCAACACCGCCGTACCGGGCGGTACGCTCACCCTCGATAAGCCGACTGCGCTTAACAGCAGCGGGCCGAACCCGAGCGATGTCGCGGCCGGCGACCTGCTGCTCATCATCGTCGGCAACGACGACAGCACCACCACAGCGCAGTGGGACGACGATACCTTAAAGCCCACCGGGTTCTCCCTCATCAACGAGGCAGGCGACAACTCCTCAGACTGCCATGTCGCCGCATTCTTGCGCATCGCCGATGGCAACGAGGGCGCGACGATAGATGTCCCGGCCCAAAGTTCTGACGATTACTGGGGCTTCTACATTCGCGTTACTGGCGCGCACGCGACGGCTCCTCTAGACGTGGTAGGCGCAGAAGTAATTGTTGCCGTTAGCCCTTACCCCATCACCGGGGTCAACACCACGGTCGATGATTGTCTCGCGTTCTACTGTCTTACATTCGACGGCGGGGATTTCGGCTCATTCAGCGTATCGGGCACGGGTTGGACCGAGAGCGCGGAGATCCAGGCAGGAACGACCGGCAACGGCGCCGGCGGTTGCTGGGGCACGAAGGAGCAGGCCAGTGCCGGGGCAACCGGAACCGCGAGCGTGTCGGCGAGCACGAGCGACGATACGGCATCGTTCCAGTTCGCGATTGCGCCAGGGGAGGCGGCCGGCAACGTCACAGTAACGCCGGGGACGAAGGCGCTGGTTCTCACGGCTTTCGCTGCGATCATCACGGCGACAGCGCCACAGATCGTCACTCCGGCGACTCAGGCGCTGTCCCTCACAACGTTCGCGCCCACGGTCACGGCGAGCGATCACAAGACAGCTACCCCGACAACTGCTGCGCTGACGCTTACTGCTTTCGCCCCGACCGTCACCGCGACAGCGAACCAGACGGTCACGCCGACAACGGCGGCGCTGACGCTCGCAACCTTCTCTCCTACCGTAACAGGAGTCGCTGGGCTCACCGTAACGCCTGGCAATGCTGCACTTACGTTGACGGTGTTCGCGCCGAACGTCACAGCTACGGCGAACCAGACTGTAACGCCCGGCACTGCAGCGCTGCTGCTCACCACGTTCGAGCCGACTGTAGTAGGAGGGCAGGGGCTCACAGTCACGCCGGGCACTGCGGCCCTCACCATAACTGCATTCGCGCCGACTGTAACTGGAGGTGGAGAGCCCGAACCTCAACCGGATGTCCAGGCCCGCCGCGCCACAGGCGGCTGGCGGCAGTTCTTCCGGGAAGAGGAAGACGCCTCCGAGCTGGAAGTCGCCCAGGAGGCCATTCAGACGGCCGCTGTTGCGCAGGAGCGCGTCGAGCGGGCTCAGGACCCAGCCGAGGCCAGGCGAGCGCGCAGGGCCGCCCAGGAGGCCGAGCAGGCGTTCTACCGAGCGCTGCGCGATGAATTCTTCCGGGACGAGCTTAAGCAAATGTGGCTTGAGGAAGTCGGGCGGTACAGGTTCGAGTACAGGAGGAGAGCGGTGACGTTGCTCCTGCTGTCGTGAAGCGCGCTAGGGCGCACAGCCTAGTAGAGACCGTCGGGAGACGGACTGAAAGGAACTTGACGTGGCAGAACCAGTCGAAGTAAGCGAGCAGACGCAGCGGCCGAATCCGGCCGCTCCTGCCGTCCCCGCGGCGCAGCCGGAAGAGACACCTGCGCAGCCCGAGAAGACGGTCGGAACCGAGGGCACCGAAACCAAAGTCGAAGCTGAAGAGACGCCGCAGAGGCGGGAATCCCGACGCCAGCGCCAGCTTAACCGCGAGCGCGAACGCCGCATTTCCGCTGAGACGGAACTTCGCATCTTCAGGGAACAGCAGCAGGTAAAGCAGCAGCCCAAGGAAGCAGCCGACGACGAGCCGAAGCGTGAGAACTTTTCCTCCTACGAAGAATTCATCGAGGCCCGAGCCACGTTCCGCGCCGAAAAGGTGGCCGACGAAAGAGCCCGGAAGATCCTCGCTGATGACCGTAAGAGTTCCGAGCAGGAGCGCAACAGGGAGTCGCAGGATAAGGTCGTTCGGGAATGGAACGCCAAGATCGACAAGGCGCGAGATGCCGTCGAGGACTTTGACGACGTATGCGCAGAGTCCGAGGCCGTGATAACGCCGGCAATGGCCATGTCCATTCAGGAATCCGACCAAGGGGCTTTGATTGCTTACTACCTCGCTAAAAACCCTGGAGAGGCCGAAAGGATCTCGAAGCTTTCGAGCTCGAAACAGGCGGCGGCGATTGTGGGCCTTGAAGAAAAGGTCGCGAAACCCGCTACACAACCATCGAAGGCGCCAGCGCCGATTACTCCAGTTGGGTCGAAGGTCGAGGTGGAGAAGAACCCGGCCGAAATGACCGACAAGGAGTATTCCGACTGGAGACGCAAGAGGATCGCGCAAAGGCGTTAACTGGAAAGGACCGCTGGGAAGCGGACCGATTCCTGTAAAGGAGAAGTAAGTTGGCTAACACCCTGAGTGTTATCGACATGGTAGCCCGCGAGGCGCTCGAGATCGCGCACGAGAAAGCTACCTTCACCGGGACTATCGACCGCAGCTACGACGATTCTTTCGCCAAGTCCGGCGGCAAGATCGGCTCGACCCTGCGAGTCCGCGACCCGAACCAGTACGTCCGCAGGCAAGGCTCGCGCATCATGGACGTCCAGGACACGACCGAGACGACCCAGACCATCACCGTCGCAACGCAGGACGGCGTCGATCTGCGGTTCAACTCGGCGGAACTGGCTCTCGACATCGAGGAGCTTTCGAAGCGCTACATCGAGCCGGCGGTTTCGGTCCTCGTGTCGGGCATCGACGGCGACTGCCTGGCGACCGCGACGAAGCAGACGTACAACCTGACCGGCACCAAAGATGTGGTCCCAGGCGCATCGGGCGACATCTCGGCGTTCGGCGAGGCGCGCGCGAAGCTGAATCAGGGCCTCGCGCCGAAGGACGGCAATCGCTTCGTGCAGATCGATTCGATCACGATGGCCTCGGTCATCAACGGGACGAAGGACCTCTTTCACCCGTCCAAGCAGATCGAAAAGGCATTCCGCGAGGGCTTTATCACCCGCAACGCGATGGCCGAGTGGTACGAGAACGAGCGCACCTGGAGCCTCGTCAACGACGCCGATATCGTGGCCAACACGAACGCCGCGGGAGATGTGGTGGACGGCGGCAATGAGCTGTCGGTCGGGGACGACCTTGCCCAGGCGGATCAGGTCGTGGGCTCGGTGTTCACGATTCCGGGCGTTCATCCCTGCCACCCGGAGACGAAGCAAGCCTACAGCCATCTGCAGCAGTTCGTCGTCCTGGCAACCGGCGTCGAGAAGGTGACGGTTGCACCGTCGTTCTTCCTGACGGGCGCAAAAAAGAACATCTGCGCCGCGGACGGCTCAGACCTGGCCGTCACCGTGTTCGACGAGGCGACCCTGACGTTCTTCGGCGATGCGTCGCAGTCTCACCGCCAAAATCTGATGTACCACAGGGATGCGTTCACGTTCGTCACCGCGGATCTTCCGTTGATGGACGACGCGCATAAGTGCGTGCGCCGGATGAAGGACAACCTGAGCCTGCGCGTCTGGCAAGCCTCGGACATCCGCAACGACGAGCTGCTGATGCGTATCGACATTCTCTGGGGCTTCAAGACGCTGCGTGCGCCCTGGGCGAGCCGCATCAACTCCAACTAACGCCATATCCATCTAGGAGAACGATCATGGCAAAGAAGAAGGCAAAGGAAAAAGCGGCTCCGAAGGTCGATAAGGCGGCGCTGAGACGTAGCGAGATCGCCGCGGCGTTCGCCAAGCTGCGCTACCAGGACCGCGACGGGCACAAGATTCGCCCGGAGCAATTGCAGGAACTCGAGGCGTTGGTTCTCAAGGACGCCTGATTACGAAAAGGAGAAATGAGCAATGGCTACTTACGAAAGACTCGATTACGGCTCGCCGGATGGCGCGCAAATCGGTGATGTGAGCGCAAAAGTCGGGTTCTACGGCGCGGTTCCGGTAGTGCAGCGTGGTTCTGCCTTCCAGGCGAACTCGGTTGTTTCGGTGGCCTCAAACATCACCGTCGCCGCGAGCCTTACGGCGTGGATTGTTGAAGTCACCGCGACGCTGAACGCCCTTGGCATTTGGAAGGGAAGCGCCTGATGCAAGTCACGGACGCGGTTCTGGAGTGTCTTCAGGCTTCTTCGGAGCCGCGTTCCGTTCTTATCGCCGGGAGCGGCCCGGAGGGGTCGCCCGATTGGCAGG